TTTTTATCAATCGTGACGCGCGCAGCATCGATGATTTTTATGTGTGCGGCCACCGGACAGAAATGCGTGTCGGTGACTTGGTTGCGATGGGATATGATTTTGATGAAGTCAGCGACCTGACCGGCCTCTCTGACGCGACTGATACCCGCGACTTGGAGAAATCAGCGCGGCGTGGCTTTTACACTAATGACGATGATGACGATCCTGGTCGTGATCCGACGATGCGCCTGGTTGCTGTTACTGAGGCATTCATGCGCGTCGATCCATTTGGGACCGGCATCCCATCGCTCTATCGCTTTGTCTTGGGCGGCGGGACGTACAAACTGTTAAGCGCAGAGCCGTGTGATCGTGTGCCGTTTGCGATCTTTGAAATCCAGCCAGAGCCACACACGTTTTGGGGTACATCAATTTCTGACTTGTTGATGGACGATCAGGACGCGGCGACATCGATCTTGCGCGGCATTTTGGACAACGTGGCGATGACTAATACGCCGCGTTTGGCGATCACAAATGACGTAAATGTTGACGATGTTTTAAACAACGAAATAGGTGCTGTAGTGCGCCAGAGAGTGCCTAATAGTGTGCAGACATTGACTGTGCCATTTGCGGCTGGTCAGACGCTCTCAGCCCTTCAGTATGTCGATCAGATGGTGGAGACAAAGACCGGCGTGAAGTCGGACAGTCAGCTGCACCAGGACGCGCTCCAATCGACCACTGCTCTAGCGGTACAGGCGCAAATGCAAAGCGCGGCTGCGCAAATTGAAATCATGGCGCGCAATCTGGCAGAGGGTGGCATGAAGCAGCTGTTCAAGCTGTTATTACATTTGTTCATACACCACACGGACGGCGAAAAGATGATGCGCTTAAACAATGCGTTTCAGCGTATCGACCCGCGCTCCTGGCAAGCTGACATGGACTTGACGGTTAATGTTGGATTGGGAACTGGACGCGAGGATGAGCGCCGTGCAGCGTTGATGCAAGCGCTTCAGATGCAGCAACAAATCTTGCAGACTATGGGTCCACAAAACCCGCTAGTTTCGTTGACCCAATTTCGCAACACGCTGTCTGATCTTCTGGGGTCAGCCGGTATTAAAAACAGCGACCGGTACTTCCAGCCCATCAATCCGCAAATAGAGCAACAAATGGCTCAGCAGCAAGCGCAAGCGGCGCAAGCGCAGCAAGCGATGATGCAACAACAAGATCCAACGCAGGGCTTGATGCAGATTGAGCAGATGAAGCAGCAAGGAAAGCTGCAAGGCGACATGATGAAACTTCAGCTGGACGCTCAAAAGTTCCAGGCTGAGCAACAAATGAAAGAGCGTCAGATGGCATTCCAAGATGACCTGGCGCGCGACAAAATGGTTCAAGATCTGGCGGTCAAGGTTGCGATGATCTTGGGGCAGTATGGCACGGCGGTGGATACCGCGATGATTAAGAATGAGCAGAACGCGGCGCGGGAATATGATGGATTTAGCAACTAAGGCAGCGCGTGTTCGCAGCTTTCTACAGGATGATGTTTTTAAAGATCTGGTTCAAAAGCAGAAGCAAGATCAGATCGATATATTTCTCGACCCAGGATCTACCCTGGAAGAGATAGACGAGGCGCGGCGTCACGTCCGCGCAATTGAGGGTTTGCTTGGTCAAATGAGGGATGTTTTGACTGAAGCCAAAATCCACGAAAGCAAGACTAAAAAACGAGGCTAGCACCGTGGCAGACACGACTAGTGAATTAAATGTCGCTGACCCAAGATCGGTGGCACAACATTTGATAATACAAAGTGAACCACAAGATGAAGCACCTCAAGAAGAGCCTTCAGATGAACTTGTGGAAGAGGTGGAAGCGGAAGCGGAAACCGACATTGAGGATGAGGAATACGCAGACGAAGAAGCGACACTTCCAGACGGCCCTGAAGAAGCTCTTTTTAAAGTCAAGATTGACGGCGAGGAGCGACTGGTACCCGAAGAGGAACTGAAACGCGGATACTCTGGTCAGAAGTACATCCAACAAAAAATGCGCGAAGTGGCAGAGGCTCGAAAGCAAGTCGATGCTCAAATGGCACAAGCGCAGCAAATGGAGGCGCAGTATGCGGCAGCTATAAAAGCTTACGCGGAGCGGCTGCAAACGACAGATCCAACGCCGCCACCTCGGTCAATGCGGGACACAGACCCGATTGGTTATTTGGAGGCGATGGAAGACTACAGGCAAGAAGTCGATGCGCGACAGAGACTGCAACAAGAGCAGCAACTTTTAGCGCAGCGAGAAGCGCAGACCCAGGCGCAACAAAGGGCAGAATATGTAAAGGCACAGACGCAAGTTGTGTTGGAGCAGATCCCTGAGTTGCGAGACGCCGAAACGGCACCGAAAGCTATCGAAGCAATGATGGCTGAGGGGCGCAGACGGGGTTTTACGGATGCTGAACTGAAGGGGGAGAGTGATCCTCGTTTTGTCATGGCACTCCATGAATTGGCCAAAATGCGCGCCCAGGGCAACTTGGGAACCAATCGCGAAGTCAAGCGCGGAGCTATTAAGCCTGGAGCGAAAAAGTCGATTGTCAGTACGTCCAAGAAGCGAGCGGATGCAGCGCGTCAGAAATCAAGAACGACCGGCAAAACAGAAGACATTGCCGCGTTTCTACTGACCAAAGGATAAGGAAATGGCAGTCAATTCAAATACCGTCGAAACCTTCGACGTCACCGTCCTCAGAGAGGATCTCCAAGAAGCGCTAGAAATGGTGTCTCCAACAGACGCCCCATTTATGAGTGCAATCGGTAAGCGCTCCGTAACCAATACACTGTTTGAGTGGCCAGAGATTTCTCTCGCGGCTGTCAATAGCTCAAACCGCGTGGCTGAAGGTGAAGCAGCGCCTGGCAACGATGCAGCAACTCTACCTATACGTGTGCAAAACTACACACAGATTTCTGACAAAGTTGTTGAAATTTCAGACACAGCTGAAGCGGTCAATGGTACGTCTGATGTGCAGACAATGGCTGAACAAGTCGCTTTAAAGTTGAAAGAACTGAAGCGCGACATGGAAACCATGCTAACGGCAAACGTAGCGGCCAGCGCGGGGTCATCTGGCTCAGCGCGCACGACAGCTGGCTTGGGTGCTTGGATCAAGACCAACCAAAGCGTAGGCACTGGCGGTGCTGCTCCGACAACATCAGGCACCGGCAATGCTGGCTACCCTGACGCGGCGCGTACTGACGGTACTCTCCGTACTATCACTGAGGCGATGATGAACGATGTTGTCAAGCAGTGCTGGGACGAGGGTGCAGAGCCAACTCTTATGATGGTTGGATCAGCGGTTAAGCAGAAGGTATCTTCTACCTTTACTGGTAATAGCACTCGCTACAAGCAAGCTGATGATGCGCGTCTGCAAGGTGCGATTGACATTATCAACACCGATTTTGGTGAAATTAGCTTGGTGCCAAACCGCTTTAGCCGCGCCCGTGATGCCTGGATTTTGGACCCGAATTACGCACAAATTGCGTACTTGCAGGAAACCAAGCAGCAAGACATCGCGCGCACCGGCCACGCTCAGCGCAAGTTGATCAGCTGCGAGTACGGGCTGCAAGTGACTGAAAAAGGTCACGGCCTCATCGCAGACGTTCAAGGCTAAATAACAGAGCGCCCAGGGCAACTTGGGCGCTCCATTCACTGAGGTTTCAAATGTTCGTAAAAGAAGAAGACGGCAAGGTTCACATCAAGACCACTGAAAACGTGGCCCCTATCTTTGATGCAGTCAAAGATCAGCGGGATATGTATGCTGAGTTGCCGCGCTTTACCCAGAATAACCGATATGTCGGAACAATACCTGGCACTTTAGCTGCGCAGTGGGCGATGGAATGCAAAAGCGCACCAGGCACATCTGAATTTCTTGAATACGTGAAAAAGAAACTTCTCTCCGGCGACTACTCAAAGCTTATCGTACAAGGATACTAAGATGGCTCTTACCAATTATTCGGAATTGCAGACTGCAATTGGCGATTGGCTCAATCGGGCCGATCTTGATCAAAAAATACCTGACTTTATTGCGCTGGCAGAAAGCACGTTGAATGACGTTCTGCGATCAGCTGACATGGTGGCAAGCACCACAGCCTCTATATCAAGTGGACGCGCTACACTTCCAGCTGATGCGCTTGAAATTGTGTATGTTCAAGTGGCAGACACAGAGGATGAGCCTCTAGAGCAAATTGCGCCTCAGCAATTGACCATGCTGCGCCGCACACGCACCAGGGACGCTGGAAACCCCAGGTTCTACGCTATTGTCGGGCGGCAACTTGTCGTGACCCCAACGCCCTCTGGCGCGCTCAGCTTGGATCTTGATTACTATCAGCGCATACCAGCACTGACCTCGTCAAACACAACCAACTGGCTTTTGACTGATGCGCCACATGTGTATCTTTACACGTCTTTGCTACACGCAACTCCGTTCCTCATGGATGACGCGCGCTATCAAGTGTTCAACAACACGGTCAGCCAGCAAGTGATGGCAGCGGTCAAATCACAGCAAACGCTCAGCTTTGACGACATCAAGACGGCTGGCTTCTCGCTCAGCGCTCCAACTGACCTGGCGGCACAGGCGCAGTCGGCGCTGGGTGCGGTGAGCAACGCTGCCAACAACGCATAAGGGTCGATAGATGCCTTCGACATACCAAGAGTTAAAAGATCAGATCATAAATTTTGTGAACAAGCCTGACATCGATCAGACCGTTGACACGTTTATCGATCTTACTGAGGCAGAAATGTCGAGGCGTCTAAGACACTGGCGCATGGAGCGGCGCTCAACTGCGATATTAAATTCGCAGTATGTGCCGCTTCCATCTGACTTTATTGAGCCTGTTCGGCTCTCAATTACTTCTGGTGATACATATGTTCTTGAGGCAGAGAGCCAGGCGCAGCTGATTGACCGGCGCGCTAAGGCGGGAAATACAACCGGCTTGCCGCGGTACTACGCCATCATCGATGGGACAATTGAAGTTTTTCCAACGCCAGATAGCGATTACACCCTCGAAATGGTCTATGTGTCCAAGGTACAGGCACTGACATCGTCTAACACCACAAACTGGGTGTTGGATTATTTTCCAGACGCATATCTTTATGGGTCTTTGATGCACACAGCGCCGTTTTTGGAAGAAGATCAGCGGTTAACTGTTTGGAGCAGTCTTTTTGAAAAAGCAGTCGAAAGCATCAACCAGGAAAACGCAAACGCAAAATTCGGCGGCGCGGGACTGCGCGTCAAAATAAGGAGTTACTAAAACATGGCAAGCATAGCAGATTATGTACTGGACGCTGCGCTATCGAAATTGGATACAGAGGCCAATCGGGTCGATATTTGTTCCTCTGAGCCAACCACCTATACAGCGGCAACATCTACGAACACTCTCGGCAATTCAACAAGCATTAGTATTTCTGCTCCAACTGACGGTGACACGTCAGGGCGCAAAGTCACGCTGAGTGCAATTTCTGGTGCGTCCGTAACCGGCACAGGAACGGCGTCCCACTTTGCTATTACTGACACAACGAACAGCCGTCTCTTGGCGACTGGAGCTTTGTCAGGCGGTGGTCAGCAGGTTACCTCTGGAAATACTTTCAGCCTCACAGCCGTGGACATCGAAATCCCAGATCCATCATAAGGGGTTAACATGCCTCAGTTTGCTGACCGCGTCAAAACGACCTCGACTTCGACGGGGTCGAGCGCGATTACTTTGTCATCGTCCGGTGCGACCGGATACCAGGCGTTTCCATCTAGCTTAGATGGTGAAACGGTCGGCTATGTAATTGAGAGCGGCACTGACTGGGAAATAGGCACCGGAGTTTACACTCATAGTTCTTTAAATTTGACCCGTTCTTTGCGATCTTCTTCCACTGGGTCATTGCTTGATTTGGGTTCCGGTACGCACACGGTTTTTCTAACGCCAGCCGCGCAAGATATTCAGATTGTTGAGGCGTTCTCTGGCACTTCGGATCTTCCATCAGCATCTGACAACCACGGGCGCATCTATCATGTGCATGGCGAGGGAGCCATGTATTTTGCTCATTCGGGTAGCTGGGTGAAGCTGGCGAACTACAGCGATATTACCACTTATTCCAACGCCACGACTTCAGCCGCTGGGCTAATGAGTGCCGCCGATAAGACGAAGTTGGATGGTGTAGAAGCCTCGGCAGACGTTACTGATACCACCAATGTTGTAGCGGCACTCACGGCAGGGACTAATATAACGATTGCTGCCGATGGTACGATTAGTAGCACTGCATCTGGCGGCGGGGGGTCAACGGCTTCTGCGCTGACTGAGCAAGAGTTTACTGCTACGGCTGGGCAGACTGTTTTTACCGTCACTGGTGGGATTACCAACGCAGATAACGTGGTCGTGTTTCTCAACGGCTCACGATTGTTTTCAACAGATGTTACGGTTTCCGATACGGCAAATACAGTTACGCTGACGGCTGGTGCAACTGTGGGTGATCTTGTTACGGTCAGTGAATTTGGTGCCGCTTTTGGTTCTCAGTATTCTAGTAGTATTTTCACTGTTGGCACCTCATCCGAATATAATACGTCCACGAAGGTACTCACCACCCCGTATACTGCTAATCGGGTCGCCGTTTACCTCAACGGCGTCAAGTTGCTTGTAGGCTCAAGTAACGATTTTACCGCTACGGACGGTTCAACAATTAACCTTACCAACGCTGCACCCGTTACGGGTGATACTATTGAGGTGGTCGAACATGGGACGTTGGCAGATACTGTAACCACGCTCACAGGTCTAAGCGACACACCCAGTTCACTAGGAACAGCGGGACAAATTCTTCAAGTCAATTCTAGCGCTACCGCTCTTGAGTTTGCAGATGCTTCTGGTGGTGGTGTTACAGTTTACGACAATACTGGTGACTTACCGTCTAGCGGCAACACAGACGGCGATCTTGCGTGGGTGAAAGATGTTACGGGTTCTGGCGCACTTAAAGCGTTTTATATTTGGGATGGATCTGCTTGGAAACGGGTGCCAACAGGTACAGATCAAGGACCATTAATCACAACAGAACCGCCAACATCACAGCTTAATTTACAAACAACTTCAACAGTTACAATGGTTGCAAGTGACCCAGAAGGGTTTCCTGTTACTTATTCAATAGACTACAATACAACAAACAATGCGCTCCCTAGTCAATTAAGTGCAGCGACATCTATTAATCAAAGCACAGGTGTATTTACTTTTACTCCAGCTACTAGCGCCAGTAACAATGGAACATTTAAGGCTCGGTTAAATGCGTCTGACGGCGCACGTTCTACGTCTCGTTTTGTAGATTTTATTTTGGATTATAAGCAAAGCCAAAAATCAGTTACTACTGGCTGGGGTTGGGCGCCCGGACAAATGTGGACAGACCAAACTACAACGAGCAATGTTGTTACAAAATTATTTTTTACACGGATAGGGACAGCCAACATTATTTATGAATGGGCTGTGTCAAACGATGATATAAGTAATTTAACAAACGTTAATACAATGAGTTCTACCACTTACAGCAACACTTACGATTTTTATGATGCAGGAAGTGTAAGTGTAGACGGATCAAAACTACTTTGTAGTTACAATGGTTATATTTACGGCTACACGTTTTCTACACCGTTTGACCGCACCAGTCTTAGTTACGATGGTCGGGTTTACGCAGGTAGCACTTCCCATGCAGTTTCGGCGCTGTGGTATGACAACGGAAGTAAAATACGATACCAAAATAGTGATGCTGTTTATACTGCGAGTGCAAGCACCGCTTACGATATAACAACTGTCGGAAGTTTTACGTCTTCTTCGCCTAACGTTTCTTACAGAAAAACCCCAAATCAACAATGGGCGGTGCCATCTACGGCAGAAGCTGGAAATGACAGTGATGCAACAATAGCAGATTTATACTACCCTTCTTGGTCGACTAGCGCTGATTATGGACCTTTTTTAAGATACGGAACAGCGGCAAATTATTCAAACAGTCCGTATTTTGATTTAACGGGCACTAATGCTCTTGGCGGTTCAAGCAATCCGTTTACGGGAAGTAATAATGACCGTGGAAAAATTTTATTTGTCTCACCTGATGGCAGTGAAATCTTTGTGTATGCAGATAATTCAAGTGGGAATAATAGCACAAACACCGCTAACAATAGGTGCATTGCTCGGTACAAACTCAATACGGCGGGAACATTAGCGCAACTGTCTGACGTGGCATCGTTCTAGGAGAGCTAAGATATGACTAAATCAAGAGATCTCGGCAACCTAGCACAGACAGTAGCGGTAAATCTGCCCACGTCATTAGGCACGGCGGGTCAAACTCTTGTGGTCAACAGCGGCGCTGATGGGCTTGAGTTCGGGGCGGCTTCTGGTGGCTCTGGCGTCACTACGTATACAGGCAAATCTGGCACTGACGGAACTCCTGCTGGGGCAACCTATATTGATAACGCCAGCAATCCATCTGAGGGTGATCTTGCCTATGATCTCGCTGCCGACCAATTATACATTCGCACGACCTCAGCGTGGAAACGTGTTAGTATTGGTGTCGATGAAAGTCCTATAATTACCACTGAACCCCCAACTTCGCACGTTTTAAATCAAGACGGCTCAACTTCAACCGTAACAATGGTCGCTACTGATCCAGAAGGGTTTGGAATTACTTATGGCATTGCCTACCCAACAGCTAATAATGCCTTACCCGATCAACTGGAAACAGCCACCTCTATCAATCAAAGCACGGGCGTTTTTACCTTTGATCCTTCGACTACAGAAGCGGATGCTGGAACTGTAAAAGTGCGTCTTAGCGCAAGTGACGGAATAAGTACAACCACACGTTTTTGTACACTTACTCTGCTCTTCTCTGTCGATATTACAACACCTAACAGCGCACCGTTTAAGCAAGCTGGAACAAACACGGCTGATACTACATTTTCGAGTGCTACAGGCTCAACGGGTATGGGCTTCAGTAGTGAACTTTCCACAGGTAAAAAATATCTTGAAGTCGTTAATAATCAAGGCAGTACATCAAATAGTCTAAATGGCTATGGAATAGTTGGTTTGTGTGACAATACAGTTACCAGTCTTGGCTACAACACGACTGGTTTTCAAGGTATAAATAACAGTAATAGTCATATATATCCGGGCAATACTGATATAGGTTTTGCTAGCGGGACTTGGAACCAATCTGGCGATGTCTTGATGATTGCTTATGATACAAGCACAAGAGAAGTTTGGTTTGGTATAGATGGAACGTGGTACGAAGACCCCGCTACTACGTCTTCCAGTTATCTTGTGGGTTCTTCTAGCACAACCAGCTTCAAGATGGCTTTTGGGTCAAGTATTGGCGGCGGTTCAGCCTACGACAACTCGTACAATATTATTACTGGTTCTCAAACTCTCAATTACTCAGTCCCAAGCGGCTTCTCAGCGCATTAGGCAGGATAAAATATGACCAACACAAAAAATCTAGCCTCTCTCGCCGCCGCCCTAGACGATGGGACTAGCGGTCAGGTACTCCAAAGCACAGGCTCTGGCGGGGTTCAGTTTGCGGATAGCTCTGGCGGTGGCGTCACGACCTACGCCAACAAAACTGCTATTGATGCCGTAAGCAGCCCCTCCGAGGGCGACTTAGCTTACGATTTGGCGGCTGATCAGTTATACATTCGCACGACTTCCGCGTGGAAACGGGTCAGTATTGGCGTCGATGAAAGTCCTGTCATTACTACTGAACCTCCAACTTCGCACGATTTAAATAATGATGGATCAACTTCTACGGTGACGATGGTAGCGTATGATCCAGAGGGATTTGGAATTACTTATGGCATTACCTATCCAACCGCTAACAATGCTTTACCCGATCAACTAGCCACAGCCACGTCTATAAATCAAAGCACGGGCGTTTTTACTTTTGATCCCTCAACAGACACTGCTGATGTTGGGAATGTAAAAGTACGTTTAAGTGCTTCTGATGGAATTTCAACTACAACCCGTTTTGTCACTCTTAACCTTTCACTTATTCAAGGATGGATGCTTGGCAGCGCTTCTTATGACAATGTAAGTTTTAGCGTTGCTACGCAAGAAGGTGCTCCTAAAGCAATTGACTTGTCTCCTGATGGAACTGTTATGATAATTACCGGTGAGGTAGGAGATGACATTGAATACTATACGCTTTCGACTGCTTTTGATGTTAGTACCGCTTCTAGTGGTGGTAATGTTAACCCGGGTTTTGTAAAACCAAATGGAATAAGATTTGGCGACAGCGGAAATAAAATTTTTGTTTGTGATAGGTACACAAATGAAATTTACAGTGTTCCGCTTAGTACAGCGTATGATGTTTCAACAGCAGGAACAAAAACTGGCAGCGGTACTGTTGGGTCAATATCAAGTAACTCAAACACTAGTTGTTTTGGCTTGGCGTTTAAAACCGATGGTACTAAAATGTACGTTAATCACGCCAGTTCTATATATGAGTATAGTCTCTCCACTGCATGGGATATTAGCACACTATCTTATACCACTTCTTTTTCAACAAGCAGCCAAGACAATGCGATATTAGAAGTAGACTTTTCTTCTGACGGAACAAAAATGTTTGCGTTCGGATCTTCTAATTCGACAACTGCTCAACGAGATAATGTCATATATCAATATGATCTTTCGACGGCGTGGGATATATCAAGTGCTTCGTATTCTAGCATTTCCTTTTCAACAAATTCTCAGGAGATATACGGAGAAGGTATGTGCTTCGGAGATAATGGTAAGACAATGTATATTGTTGGGTCATCCAACGACACAGTTTATCAATATTCAACTGAGGCATAAGCGATGAGCAACACAAAAAATTCAGCTAATCTCGCCGCACCGTTGAAAGGCTAACTGAATGCTCGGCTTTTCACCTCTCGCCGCCGCCCCTCTAGCAGATGACGGCGCGGTTGTTGTCAATGTCGCTCTGACAGCTGACAGCATCACGACAGGTGCGCCTAAAGTTGGTGATTTATTTACTTACGATGACTATGAGGCCACAGCCAGCGGCTTATTTGATAGCATCGCAAGCACCAATAAAACGCTATATAGTGATAACAGGGGCCATAATTCTAGTCTTACTCCATCCACCGGCTATGTGGCTCAAAGTGGATATTATGTATATAATTTAAGTGTAAATTCCACCGGCATTTCGTTTCGGCTTTACGGTCAAGTCGCGGAGCAAAACGCTAATGACCAATGGTCTGTTTCAAGTTATAAACACTGGGCTGACGTTACGCTGAATTGGTCAGGCACTACGGTTATATCAACAACCAACGAAGGCAGTCTATCAAACTTAGACTTGTCCGGCGAAACAGTTTACGCCCTTGGATCAACGGCCCTCGACAACGCAATTGCTTCGGCGGCAGCAACGGCGGGTGTTAGTAGTAACCTATATGACTGGATACCGGACGAGGTAACTGTCACTGAGGTTTCAGATGTTTTCCGCGCTCGACTTGCTGGGTCTTCCACCGACCTTGATACTTATTCGTTTAGTCAAAATAGCGCCAGCATTTACATCTATCAGCACTATGTCGTCGCTGGTCGATTTTTATTTTTAAGTGTTTATCCAAACCAAAACGATAGCGCTTTTAACGATAGCAGCGCCTCTGCTAATCCAGATACGGAGCTTACTGTCGCACGGTTTACGCGGTCGGTTCAGCCGCGATATGCCTATGAGGTTTCACACGCTCAAGATTACAATCTGACCCCCACAGATGTTATTGCCGCTGCGCCGACTGTTGATGCGCCTAGCATTTCCCATGATTACAATTTTACAGCTACAGAAATCACAACCGCTGCACCTACCGTTGATGCGTCCACGCTCACTGAAGATGGCGTGTTTACTGGTGTTGATATTACAGCGGGTGCGCCAGTTGTCGATCAGTCTAGTATAACTCAGTTGCACAACGCTGCGTTGACGGAGATTACGACATCCGCGCCGACTGTTGATACGCCTGACATCACAGAAGATTACGCTCTCACGGGCGCTGAGATCACGACCGGCTCACCAGCCGTCGATGCGTCTAGCTTAACGCAGCTTCACAACATCAGCTTCAGTGGTGATATTGTTAGTGGCGCACCGACTGTTGATGCATCAAGCATTACCCAAGTTCACAACATTTCGCCGACCGCAATTGACGCGGCGACACCAACCATTGACGCCTCTGACATCACTCAGGTTCACGATCTCACAGCGACAGAGATCAACGCTGGTGCGCCTGTTGTTGATGCACCGACAATCACGGGCGTAAGTGAACTCACGGCCTCAGAAATTACGACCGGCGCTCCCAGCGTCGATGCGCCGACCATCGCCCAACTTCACAATATTGGGTTCAGTGGTGATATTGTCAGCGGCGCGCCGACTGTTGACGCTTCTGGAATTACACAGGTTCACGATCTTGCATCGACAGAAATCACGACTGGCGCGCCTGTTGTTGATCAGACTGGTATTACTCAGGTTCACGACATTGCTTCGACCGAAATCACAGCTGGAACCCCTGTCGTTGATAATGCAGCGCTTTCGCGTAATTACAATCTAGCGCCGGTAGAAATCACGGCTGGTGCGCCAAGTGTTGACGCATCAAGCATTACCCAAGATCACAGCGCGGCACCGGTTGAAATCACGGCTGGCGCACCGACTGTCGATCAGTCTGGTATCACTCAGGTCCACGATCTCACCTCAACTGAAATTACAGCGGGTGCGCCGTCAATTGATGCGCCTACGTTTACAATTGGCACACTCGTCGGAGACGACATTACGGCGGGTGCGCCGACTGTCGATACTTCAACAATTTCTCACGATTATCAGCTAACGCCCGTTGATATTACGGCAAGTGGATCAACTGTTGATGCGTCAAGCATAACACAAGTTCATAACATTACACCGGTTGAGATCACGACATCCGCGCCGGTCATTGATGCTGCAAGTCTGTCCCCCGACTACAACTTAACACCAACCGAAATCACAGCGGGTACACCGCTTATTGACAGCGCTGATCTGGATGAGGTCAACAACTTTAGTGGATCGGTCACGGCTGGAACGCCGACCGTTGACGCCGCGACAATCACTCAGCTGCACAACATTGCAGCAACTGAGATTACCGGAAGCGCCCCACAGATCGACGCGGCATCGATTACTCAAGTTCACGATCTCACGGCGCTCGAAATAACGACTGGCCAGCCAACTATTGATGCGCCAAGTGCAGTCGAAAATGTTGACCTGACCGGCACTGACATCACCGGCGGCACTCCGGCTATTGACCAGCCGACAGCCGACACAAATACGAACAACCGACTGACATCTACTGACATTGACGTGGGCGTACCGACAATTGACGCGCCGACTTTCGGTCAGGTTCATGTCTTAGGGTCGGCTGGTATTACAACGGGCGCGCCACAGGTTGGCCCTGCGCGGTTCTTGTGGCAGCTGCAAGTGGTGACTGGTGCGCCATCAGACATCTGGACAGAGCAAGTTGCAGCGTCAAATCAAAACGTTTGGACAGACGCAGCCTGACATCGTCAGAGAGGTGAGTAATCGCCGCAAAAAATTTAAGGCAGGGATGATGCAATGTTGGCTGAACTGGCAGCTGCCAACGCGGCTTATGCGACAATTAAAAAGTTTGTCATTAACGGCAAAGAAATTACGGACGTCCTGTCGCCACTCAAAAACCTGGTCACAGCTGAAGAAGAATTACGGGCGCGGGGCAATCGCAAGAAGAACGGCTTATTTTCTAAAGTTATGGGCAAGGCAGCTGATGACTTTGATGAGTTTCTGGCGCTTGAGCAGATGGCTGAAAAGCGAAAGGAACTGGAGAGCATTTGCCGCTTATATGCCACGCCAGGCACTTGGGATCGGTTTATCGAATACGAAGCCAAAATGCGCAAGCAGCGCAAAAAAGAGGCAGAAGAGCGCCAGCGCCAAATCGCCCAA